TAAGTAAAAAGAAAATTGAAGCATGGTTAAATAGTGAAACTGGAATGAGTGAAGAAGTGAAAAGAAATTATCAAAGAAATCATAAGTTGATTAATTTAGATAATACACCAGACGACTTACAAAAGTCAATCCTAGATACATTCAATGAAGCTCCATCAGGAGATAGAAGTAAGATATTAACTTACTTCATAGAAAACAAATTAAAAGAACTAACAGATTCAATAGGAGATTTCTAATGGCTGGTTCAACACTACTATATTCAGAGATACTTGATAAGGTTCATAAGGCAAAGACCAAAGAACAGAAAGTATCACTACTGAAACAAAACAATACAGAAGGTTTGCGTATGGTACTCAAATCCTCTTTTGACCCAAAGATAGAATGGGTAATGCCTGAAGGTGAAGTTCCATTTAGAGCAAATGACGTACCAATGGGAACAGAACATACTGTTCTTGCAATGGAATGTAAAAAGTTGTGGCACTTCATTAAAGGTGCAGACAAACAAACACCTCAACATAAGAAAGAAACAATGTTTATTCAAATGTTAGAGGGATTACATGAAAGTGAAGCAAAGTTGTTAGTTGCAGCTAAAGATAAAAGACTTCATCAAGTGTATAAAGGGTTATCTGCAAATGTGGTCAAAGAAGCATTTGATTGGAATGACGACTACAATAAAGATGACCAGAATGTTTATCACGCAAATTCACGAAGTGCAAGTGGAGTTGCTGGGTAATTAAATGCCCCTTTAGTTAAATGGTATAACAGTTGATTTGTAATCATCAATTATTGGTTCAATTCCAGTAAGGGGCACCATGTGGGGCCGTAGTTCAGTAGGGAGAACGCCTGCTTTGCAAGCAGGAGGTCAGGAGTTCGATTCTCCTCGGCTCCACCATTATATTATAGGAATAAATTATGAAATATATCTTAACAATTTTCACACTACTATTAACATTTAACTTATCATCTGGAGATATTATAGATTCAGCTGGTTACAGATTATATCACGATATGGATAACGAACATGGTGGTGCAAAACTAAGACTGTATGTCGGTAAAGAAACAATACATTTTGGAAAGTTCAAATTTGCATACGAAAGAAAAAGAACTGGTTCTGGTATGGAAGCTGGTACAATGTTTATAGACCAATCATTTAAGTTTTAAATGAAAAAAAATATAAAAAAATTACAAAAGAAGGTGGTGAAAATGGAGTTAGGTAATCCTATATTAACAGTTTTAGTAGGTCTTGTTATATTCTATATTGGACTGAAAATGTTTTCTGGTGGTATGAAATCAATGGGAAATTTAGAACATCTCTCATGGTTTACTGGTAACATTCTTTTTATGTTCTTTGGTGGTATTATTATGACACTACTTTGGCAATCGTCAAGTCTATCTACAACTGCAATCATAGCATTAGTTGCATCTGGTGCTGTACCTTTACCAGCTGCAATTGCGTGTGTATTAGGTGCAAATCTAGGTACAACAGGAACGATATGGTTAGCAGGATTTCTGGTATCTGATGGTATGCCCAAAGGTGATACACTAAGAATTGCAATGGCACATACAGGGGTTAACCTGTTTATGGCTGCAACTCTATTGCCTTGGGTTCATCATATAGGTAGATTCCTTGCAAGGTTTTAATCCAATATTTACTATTGACAAACCTAATACAAGTATGGTATATATAATAGATAACTTGTTGAAGTGGAACAAGAGTAGACAGGACTGGGGTGCGATACCCCACGCCTCCACCAACCTAGATAGTTCCGAATTAGGGGGCGAAATAGGTTCGACTGGTGCTGGAGTAAAATGGAGAGTTATGGGTTGACAGCCTTATAAGTCAAAAAAGTAAATGCAAACGATAATTTTGCATCTCAAGAATACGCACTAGCGGCGTAGTTCTGATAGGGTTTTCGGTGAGTTCCTAGTAACAGAATACTCACCAACTTAACCGTTAAGGAGAAGAAGTATGTGGAAGACACCTACAATAAAAGAAATAGCAGTTGGTTTAGAAATCAATTGTTATGCGTGTGCTGAAATATAAGGTACAATACTATTGTGGGGGCCTAAAAATCCCCACACATATAATGGAGTTATAATGAATTTACCAACACCTAAAATAGATTTAGGAACACCCAAAGTGTTCTCACTAGAAATAGAACGAATCGCAAAAGAAAAAGAAATAACACACATGGACGCAGTATTATTATACTGCAAAGATAATCAAATAGAACCAGAAAAAGTATCAAGTCTAATAACCAAAGGTCTAAAAGAAAAAATAGAAGCAAACGCAAGAGAGTTGAACTTCTTACCTAAAGTTGCGAGTTTACCGATATGAGATATGAATTAAAAGTTAAAGCTGGGTCATACAAACACAACAATTTATTTTTACTATTTGTTAAAGTAATTACTCACCGATTAGGTCATTTAATCAAAGACGGAAAATACATGGACTAATGCAACCTGTTGATGTTTATATTATGTACTGTGCGTTGAAAGCACATTTTGGAAAGGGTGATTATGATTATATTAAATATGGTGGTAAATCGTCTGCAACAAGAGATTCGTTCTGGAAGAGAACAGACAGAATATTCTTTGTTAAGATTTCAAGAAAATATAAAAGAAAAGAAGTTATATTAGATTACCTAGTTTCTAATTTTGTACATAATACAAAAGGGTGGCTAGGTGATTTTAATGATGACAATTATGTTGAATGGAAAAAGAGAACACAGAGTATGAGTTATAATTTTAAACAAGAGTTAGAACAAATAGGTGAATCAAATATACTTGGTATAAAAGATGGACAACACCCATTGTTACTCAAAGAGTATTTGGGTAAAAGAGTGTCCATAGAAACACTAGTTATATTAGATGACATAAGTAACTTTACAAAAAAATGGAACAAAGAATTAAAGAATGATGTGGTATGGCCTAAAGTAAAAAAACTTATAAAAGATTACAAAAAATTCTTGACATATGACAAGAAGAAGTGTACTATAATACTTAATGATTTTATTAACCAATTTTATTCGTGAGGAAAAATTATGAAGAATAGAAGTGAAAACTTTTTTGAATATAAATGTTCAAAACAAAAAGACCGAATCAAACAACTTGAAAGAGAGTGTGCTGATTTGCAAGTGAAAAATCAAGAACTTGCAGAGAGATGTAAAAAACTTGCATCTAGAGTTCCAGAGTGGCCTAAAGGTTTTAGACCTAAAAGAAAAACTCCATTTAGGAGAGCTGGTGAAACTTCGTCAACTTGATATGGAACTATTCGGTGGGTGCAACTACTCTTGTAGTATGTGCCCACAAGGTTCTGAAAAGGGAAGAGAACCAGAGTTTAAGAAAGCTCTGTCTTGGTCTAATTTTCTAAAGATTATTGATGACGCAGAATCACATGGTGTAGAATCAATAAGTCTTCATGGTGGTGGTGAGCCTACCTTGAATAAGTATTTTATACCTGCTATAAAGTATATTAAAAAAAGAGGTATTCAATGTACATCATTAAGTAATGGTTATAATTTAAATGATTACCTTATTGATAATATAATAGATAGTGGGATTGATATATTTAAAATATCTGTTGTAGGTTATGATGAACAAACATATGAAAAGATGATGAGTAAAAATGCATTTAAATATGTGCGTGAGAACGTAAAGAATTTAGTAAGACAAACTAAAGGTTCTAATACTAGAGTGCAATCACAGCATCTTATATTAGACCCAGAGAAGAAAGATTACGAAGTAGAACAGTTAAGAAAAAATTGGATTGACTACACAGGTATAGATGCAGAGATATGGTTGATGCACAATTGGAGTGGTACATACGAAGGTAAGTATGAAAGAAGTAAAGAAGACAGACGTGGTTGTGGTAGACCATTTCAACCTATGTTACAAGTAAGAGCTGGTGGGTTAGGTAAACATCAAGGTGCTGTAGTTGCGTGTTGTATGGTATTAGGTAATGATGCGTCTGCAACATTAGGACACTTAGATGACCAGACAATAGAAGAAGTATATAATGGTGATAAGTATAAAGAGTTACGAGATGCACACAGAGAAGAACGATTTGATGACATACCCTATTGCAAAGATTGTGACCAATTATATCACGTTCCAGAAAGTTTAGTCTGGACAAATATGAAAAACAGAAAATACAAACAATCAAAAGTTTTAGATACACTAGAGATACAATGAATTTAAATTATAAAGATATACCTTTTCCATATTTCTATGGCTCACTTGATAAAGAAATGTACCAATATGCACATAAACTTTGGTCAACAGATGAGGAATCAAAATCATATAATTTATCTAAGAACCGTTCTAATACAGACATAACAGATAAGAATCTTATCAATTATCTTACAAAGGTAGGTGCAGAAGTAAAGGCTCTATCAGATAACTTTGGTATCTTTGAGAAGTATTATCCTAAACTAAAAAAGAAAATACACTGTAATGATTTAAACTTTACATACTCTGAAAATCCAATTACAGATAAAGGATATCCATTGCGTGACTGGCATCTAGATTTAGGTAATAAGATTGTAACTGGGTTGTGGTATTTCAAACACCCAAAAGAACAAGATGATGGTGGTAATTTAATACTAGGTAATCCACACACAGGAGAAGAAGAAACATTTCATTATGGTGCAAACAAGATTATACTCTTTCCAAATACACCAGATAGTTGGCATAAAATTACTGCAAGAAAACCAACTAAATATCCTAGAAGATTTATTTGTTTAGAAATTAAAACAACTAAAGTAAGACTACACAGTTATCAAGCTGTAAAAGGTAAAGATACAATGAAAACATTTGATGTGAGGAATTATTATGTCTAAAAATGCAATAGTATATGGTAATGGTAAATCTAGATTAGAATGGGATTTATCTAAAAAATTTAATGACACAGAAACTTGGGGTTGTAATCGTATCTACGAAGAAGGTGTAGAACTTGACAATCTAGTTTGTGTAGATTATATCAGACAACACGAAGTCTATAAGTCTGGATATGCATTTAAAAATAAGTGTTGGTTTCTAGACTGGCACATACAAGATAACCTTGATTTACTAGAGAGCTCTACAAACAGTTCAGAACTCATAGACTTAATCAAACAAGGTGTACCAGAAGAATATATCTTTGAGAACGAAAGAAAAGAAAGTAACAAAGTTGTCATTCGTGGTAAGTTACCTAAACTACAATTCACAGACCCAGAGTTAGACCAATATAAAAATAGTCCAAAGATTATGAGAGATGTGGGTGTCTATATTACTTGGGTACAAGATGATATGGTAAATGATATACCAAGTTTTAAAGGTCGTAATGCTGGTGGAACTGCAATGTGGTTAGCTTGTGAACAAGGTGCAGAAAATGTTTATATGATGGGATTTGATTTGTCTGTGTTAGATAAACCTTTGAGTCACCTATATCCAGAAAGTACACACCTACCTAACACTGCAGCTGCAAGTGGGTTCGACAGTATCAACTGGCAAACACAAAACAAGAAAGTGTTTAGAAAGTTTCCAAAGGTAAATTTTTATTGGGTAACAAAGTCTATAGAAGAACAGTTACTTGTAGATAAATTTGATATGTGTAAGAATGTAACTTTTTTAACTTATAAGGATATAGATGTATGGAAGTAATTATTTTTGGTAATGGTGAATCGAGAAATCAATTTGAAGCACTACAATTTATGGGTGACTTTACCACTTGGGGTTGTAACGCAATCTATCGTGATATAAAGGTAGATAATCTCGTATCGGTAGATTACGGAATGCAACAAGAGATAGAATGCTCTGGATATGCAAGAGATAATGTATGTCATTTTACAGACTGGAGTGTTATACCAAATGCAGATGATATGTTGTTAGACACCATGAAGATGAACTTTGAACCACACATGATACATGAAACACTAAGAACAGATAGAACAGATTGTGTCATACAAGGTAAAGACCCAAAGACAGCTGAAAATAATATCAAGGAAGCACTTGACAAGAACCCAGATTTAGATTACAATGACTTAAAGTTAAAAGCAGAAAAAGATGTAGGTTTATACATCACTTGGGTTACGAAGAACAAGATAAGGAATGTAGAGTTCCCTCGTGAATGGTGTGCTGGTGCAACTGCAATGCACCTTGCGTGTCAAGAGGGTGCAACAAAGGTATATATGTTAGGATTTGATTTATCCAGTTATGACAGTCCACTAAATAACATATACAAGGGAAGTAAGAATTATCTTCCTGAATATGCGAAAGGGTTCAATCCAGTAAACTGGAATTTGCAACTAGGAGCTGTCTTCGGAGAGTTCAAAGATGTAGAATTTATCTGGGTAAGTCCTGTCCACACTATTTTAGATAAGGTGAGGACAAAATTTAAGAATGTAGATTTTTTAACATACGAAGAAATATACAAAACCATACGATAACATAAGGAGAATATAATGTCGTTAGATAAATTAAAGTCGACTAATAATCTTGACAAGCTACTCAGTGCAGTCAAGAAAGACGAAAAAGACCCAACCGAAAAAAAGTCCTATGTAGATGAAAGACTATGGAAACCTGAACTAGATGTATCTGGTAATGGTTACGC